TCTATTAGGTAAAATCCAAAAGGTTTCTAACGAAATCCAAAGATTAACTCTTAGAGGTGGTGCTAACTTTGTAGTTGTAAGTCCAACAATCGCTACAATTCTTGAATCTATTCCAGGATACTCTGTATCTACAGATGGAAATAAATCTCAGTTCGCAGCTGGTGTTCAAGTTGCAGGAAGTCTACAAAATAGATTTACTGTATATAAAAACCCATATATGACTGAGAACAAAATACTTGTTGGTTTCAGAGGAAGTAATTTCTTAGAAACTGGTGCGGTATATGCTCCATATGTACCACTAATCATGACTCCTTTAGTATATGATCCAAGTGACTTCACTCCAAGAAAAGGTGTGATGACACGATATGCTAAGAAAATGATTAGACCTGAATTTTATGGTACAATCTCTTGTAAAGACTTAAACTTAGTATAAGTTAATTAATCTTTACATATTGGTGTTAGTTGAAAAACCCCTACTTTTTGTGGGGGTTTTTCTTTTATATCTGATATTTATATATGAATTATATAACATAATTTACTAGCCAAAGTAGTCACTAAACATGGTTAGTATAAAAAAATTAACAATCCTGAGAGTAGTGACTCAACATTAGGAGAATAAAATGGCAAAAAGAATAGGTAAGTATAAAATAACAAAAAGAGATAGTGCAACTTCTTTAATTGATGGAGGAACACCAGAAGGTCCTTTATTTAAAGCAAATTCATCACCAACTGGTACAAGTACAACATTAACAAATGATGATTCAGGAAAAGTAATATTTATGGATGCTTCATCTGCAAATACAATTACTTTACCTGCAGTTTCTACTGTAACTGCTGGTTGGAATATTAAAGTAATTTTAACTGCAACTGGTAATACTGGTATTATTAATACAAATGGTGCTGAAGACAAATTAGCTGGATATGTGGAAGAATCTGCTGCAAATGGTGGTAACCATACATTATCAGCTGATGCTGATGCTGATAGAATAACATTTGTAAATGGTGCTATTCCAGGTGATTGGGTAGATATTCATTCAAACGGAACTTTATTTTATGTATTTGGTAAATCTGCTGCTGAAAATAAAATAACATTAACTAAAGAAGACTAATAACTAATCTTCTTAAACTAATTAAGGGGGGATTTATTCCCCCCTTTTTTAACAACTAAAAGGTTATAATGAAAAACATTCAAATATACGATAATATATTTTCCCACTCATTTAAAAGTAAATTATATAAAGATATAATAACTAGAAATTATAATATTGGTTGGGCTGATACAAATATTATAGAACATAGAGATAAAGTTTTTATGTATTCATTATGGGAATTAAAAGAATTTGTACAATCAGATTTTTTAACAAATATTAAAGATAAAAATTTATTAAAAAAAATAAATAAAAGACTTCCATCAAAAATAGTAGTTAATTGTAGTACTTTTGGTGATGTGTATATACCACATACACATTCTAATAAAGAGGTATTATTGTATTATGTAAATTTAGATTGGAAAAAAGAGTGGTATGGTGAAACCGAATTTTATTCAGATGATTTAAATGAAACAATATTGTCAAATCCATATGTGCCAGGAAGAATAGCTTGGTTTGATGGTGAAATTCCACATTCAGTTAAACCTCAGTCACATATAGGTCCAAAATATAGATTTACAATATCTTTATTTTTTGATACTAATTATATGTTTGTCTAAATATCTCACCCTTTTTTGTTTTACTTGATATTTATATATGAAGAATAATACCTATTTTGGAGAAATAAATGTCAAAATTTAATTTTTTATATGAAGATCCAACACTAGCATTACAAGTAACTGGTTCAACACCACATGGAATTTATGATACCGATACTGAATTTCAAAATGATAGTTTAACTGTAACTAAATATGTTGCACAAAAACTTGGACATCCTGTTATGCAGTTAGAGTTTGGAAGTGGTTCTATATACGCTTGTTTTGAAGAAGCGGTATCAGAATATTCACAACAAATCAATCATTATAATACAAAAAATTGGATGTGGGAACACTATGGTTCAACCAATAGAGAAAGTGGTTCTTCATTAGGTGATATGGGTTCTCACGAACCAGAAGCTCCACATATGGGAACAACATTCTTATTATCAGAACAATATGGTGAGGCTGTTAATGTTGGTGGTGGTATTAATATGTACACTGGTTCAATAACTTTAACAGGTTCAAAACAAACTTATAATTTAGAAACTGAATCAAATCTTCGTGATGCTCATACTGGTAGTAGATTGGAAATACAAAAAGTATTTAATCAACAACCTGCAGCTATCTCTAAATTTTACGACCCATTTGCTGGAACTTATGACAATATTGAATTATTGGATTCATTTGGATTCGGTAATGTATCACCAGCAGTATCTTATATATTAAGACCAATATCATATGATTTAGCTAGAGCAGGAGCTATTGAAACAAATGATTTAATTAGAAAATCTGCATATTCATTTGAAATTATTAATAATGAAATGAGAATTTTTCCAAAACCTGATTCAACAGATAGTGGTGATAAAATATATTTTCATTATTATGTAAAAAAAGATAAACAAGGTGTTACGAGAACATATACAAATTCAAAAGTATCAGATCCATCTAACATACCTTACAAATTTATTACATATCAAGAAATAAATGCTGCTGGAAGAAATTGGATTAGAAAATATGCACTTGCATTAGCAAAAGAACTACTTGGTATTATAAGAAGTAAATATGCTTCAATGCCACTTCCGAATGGTGAGGTATCACTTGATGGTGAAGGATTAAAGGCAGAGGGTCGAGAAGAAAAATCATTATTATTAGAAGAATTAAATAATTTTTTAGAAGCTGTTTCATTGTCAGAAAGGTCTAGACAAGAACAAGAACAAGCTGATGCACAACAACAGGTATTAAATAAAGCACCATTAAAAATATACATAGGATAATACAATGAGTCAAACAAAACCATTTTTTATACCACAAAAAGAGTTTGATTTAATTAATCAAATGAATGAAGAATTGATTGACGAGATTGTTGGTCAATCTGTTGATATTTATAAAGTAAATATTGAAAAAACAGATGAAAATATTTATGGTGAATCAACAACAAAATATTATGATATTGGATTCAGAGTTAATTGTTTAATTCTTTATAATGAACCTGAAGTAGAACAAACAGAGTTTGGTGCAGATACAACTGCTACAATAGAATTATATTTTCAAAGAGAAAATTTATCAAGTGGTTCATTAAATTTTGTTCCAGAAACTGGTGATATTGTGGATTGGAATAGTAATTATTGGGAAATTGATGGAACAACAGAACCACAATTATTTGCAGGACACCCAAACTATAAACATCAAATAAAAGCAACCGCACATTTTGCAAGATTATCATCATTACAAATAGAAGAGAGGCCAAGATAATGAGTTTAGATTTATTAAAAGAAAGATTTGGAGCTTCTAAATCTACAGATAAAAAAGAAAAAGATAAACAAAAACTAAATGAGATGTTTATTTCTAAACCTGTAGGAGATATAAAATCTTTTAAAGCTCAATATCAAGATGAGTTAGCAGAAAAAGATAGAATTATTGAAAACTTAAAACAAGAATTAAATTCACAATGGTTGACAAATCAGACTGCTTTTAATACAAAAAAATTATATGAAGATAAAATTAAAAAAATGAATATTGTGGATAGTACAAAGTTAATCCCAACATTAGTAGAGGTATCAAAACAAAAACAAGGTAATGTAAAATTAGATTGGATGAGTTGGTTAGAAATACCAGAGAGTAATTATCTATTTCAGATAAATGAGAGTTTAGCTAAAAAAGTATTTCAAGAAAATAACCTTTTAATAGACAAAAACAGATATGCACTTAGAGGTAGAAAAGGAAGAGGTGGTGCACCATCTGCAGCTAAAAATTATTTCTTATCATTTACAGGTGATACTCAAGCAACTGCTAGAGCAGATTTGGT